AACTAGAGTTTTATAATATTCTGCTTCAGCAAGTTCTATTTGCTTTATTCTGTAAAGTGTAGCGTCTTTGACTATATCGGACATTCATTAAATTTCTTCTTGTTCTACTTCTTCGTCTTGTTGCTGTACTTCGTCTTGTGTAAATTCTCCTACTTCAGATTTAACGTCTATCTCATCAAAAATAATATTTAGTTTTTCATCGTCATCAACAACTGCTCTAGCAATCTCTTTATCAATTTCTTTTGTTAATGTTGGCGATTCTACGCCTACTGCTTTTGCTTGTTGGTAGAATAATAAATCGGTAGCATAATCTCTAATGTTAAATGAATCTGGATAATTAATTTCTCCATCAAATTCTACATTTTGGAACATAGCATAAAGTTTGAATAGTTGTTCTTCAGCTAATTGTAAGTTGTCAGCTTTTTCTGAAAGTCTAGCGTTAAGTAATTCAAATTCTGTTTGTAGTGCAACACCTGAAGCTATATTTGTTTTTGTTGTTCTTACTGCCCCTGTGTGTGCTATTCTGTTTATAGATTCTACTTTGTTATTAATTGAATCCATGATTGCTGTTAAACTTGCACCTGATGGCTGTAATAAATAAGGTTTTAGGTTAGGCTCCATTTCATCAGGCATTTCAATGACTGCACCAGCACCAGCACTTGCATTTACGCTTGGAGTTTTAACTAATGATGGGTGGTTAGTTAATCTGATTAATTGTTCCATTTCAGAATATTCGTTATAGATAGATTTTTGTAGATCAGCTATGTCAGTTAAATCTGATTGACCAATTCCTCTTTTGTGAGATTTAGAATTGTATAAAATAACTGCTGGTATTTTGCCAATCGTATTTGGTACAGTATCTACAAGTTGAGGCTCTTCTCTTTCAGGCATATAGACAGTATCAATTCTATCAGGATACCACATTCTTAAATATTGCCCATTTTGTTTATCAACTTCTTCTCTTATTTTAAGATAATTTAATTCGTATTTACCATTAGGTTGTCTTTCAAAATTCCAATCTAAAACATTTTCAGGTGTAATAATTGAAACGTAAGGTCTTATGTCTTGTGCTAGTTCGTCTGCTTTTGTTTCAGTTTGAATATTTGGTTTATCTAAAACCATAAAACAATGTCCATAAATAGACGCATAGTTTTGTGCGTGTTTAACTACAGAGTTTAAATTGTTTCCATCTAGGTCAGCGTCTTTTAAGAAAGATTCTAAACTAGCTTCATCTTCCATACTACCAAAATCTCTACTAGGTCTAACCCTAAATAAGAATGATGAATAAATTTGAATAATATTTCGACAATGATTATCGCATGGAGTGTTTGCAAGTCTTTGGTTAAACTCGTTGTCTAATTCAAGATTATATCTTGATAGGTATTGTCCAATCATATAATCGTAACCACCATTATAAGACCTGATGTAATATTCCCAATTATTTATTGTTTCTGAATAATCTTTGTGAGTTTCTATTGCTTGATCTCTAGTGTATGCCATACTATTTTATTGCCCATCTTGTTGGTCGAGAAAACTGTGCCTGTGTAGTAAGTGGTTTTAAAAAATCTACCATATAACCTATTGCGTCATTCATATGATCAAAACCATCTTCCTTGTCAGGAATATTAGTATTCTCCTTGTATATTTGTCTTTGTAATCCTTTTACAATAGTTTTGCAAGTTTTGGAAACAAAAATATGCCTATTCCCATTAGAATCTTTTAGTTTGCTATTCACTGCATTTATCCTATCCCTGATTGCTGGGTGTTTTAATTTACATTTAACTTTGAAACCAGCATTTTGTAAGATACTCAAATCTGTTTTTCCACCAGCAGATGTTTTACGCTGTCTTGAGGCTGGGTCAGGGTAGATGAATATAGGTAATTTAGTTCCATATCTATTTCTTATTTCCTCTACCATTTCATCTGTATTTGAAGAATAAATTATCACTTCATCAAGAAAAAATATTTTATCTTTTTCTATTTGCCCTACACAAGCTGACATGGGATCGACATTAAAGTCCATGCCAATATGTAATGGCTTTGTCCAATCTATTTGTTTATCTACTACACTTTCTACAGGGTGAAAGTTATAATAAACACTACCAGCATAGTTCTCAAATGTACCCTCAAACTCTTGTCTAAAAGTTCTAATATCAATATCTTGTTTAGCTTGTTCTATTTCATCTTCAGAAACCATACCACCTTGTAGGGTTGTGAACTGAAAACTATCCCATTCTTTGTCTTGATCTTGACCTTTTAGATACATACGGTAAGACCAATTACCATAACCCTTTGGAGAACCACACATTAGTACATCTCCCTCGGTATCAGATACAGACGCTCTCAAGACTTCAGTCCATGCTTTTTCGTCTATGTCAGCAAACTCATCAAGTATTAAAAAGTCTAACCCAACACCCCTTAAACTATCGTAAGCGTCGCAACCTTTTAATGATATTTTACTGCCTGTTTTTTTGATTGTAATTGTCATATTAGATTCATTAATATCTTCAATCCAATTAAACTCTGATAGCATTTCTTTTAGTTTAGACCATACGATTTCTTTTGCCATCTTGAACGTAGGTGCAACATACCAAATCTTTTTATTAACCCCTGTTGCGTACTTCATCATTTCAGTAATACATAAATAAGTTTTACCAAACCTACGACCACTCACGAGAACTCTAAACCTTGATTTGCTTGATGAAACTTTAAGCTGGGGTTTTGTCAGGGATATTTTCATTACAAAAATAAGAAATATATAATTTGTCCTTATTTACTTTTTCTTCCATTTTTTGTGCATATGCAATAGTTAATTGACTACCACCTATAACACATTCTGTCCATGTATTAAATTGTTTATCGATAGTCATTGTGTTGTTACACATTCCAGTGATAGCAGAACAGATTGAGAAAGCCAAAATAAATTTCATTCTTTAGATACTATCTTTTTAATTGATTTACTGCCATCTATATTTTCTTCTAATTCAGCTTGTACTTTGCCACACTTATATTCAATATTGCTATTTGCGTTTCTTTCTGCTTCTCTTTTACCTTTAAGGCAATCTGACATTTTATCTTGGATTCTATGTTCTTGCAGTTCTCCAGCTACAAACATACACAAAGCTACTACACTACTAATGATCGTTTCCATTTTGTCTTACCTTATCTTTTAAATGTTCAACATCAGCTAACGCTTTATCTAATTGATCTCTTAAAAATTGTATATTTACTTTATTAGTCATGTTTTGTTCTTGAGTTAATTCTAATTTTTCTGTTGTTTTGTATAAATCTTCTATCAACATATATTGTTCTTGATCAGTTGGAAGTTGTTCAGATTTTTTAAGTAGATCAGCTTGGAATAATTCTCTTGAAGTTTCAAGGCTTGTAAGTCTAGCTGTAACTTCTGTATATGCAAACACACCCATAGCAACAGCTACAACGATACCAACCATGTTTTTTATTGGCATAGCGACAGATGTATTTTCAGATATTTTCATAATGGTGCTACTAAAAATGTTAATAAAACAAATGCTACAATGATACCACCAGTAAAATAATAATTCATATTAATCCTCATTTTGCTATCTTGCCTTTGTTAATTCCTTTTTTAATTACATAGTGCTGTGTACCATTAGCACCATGTTCTACTTCTTTTTTTAAGTTCTTAAATATATTCATCTCTTTTAATTTCTTTTCTACTTTCTTTTTAAAAGATTCTAAAACTTTAGTATCTCTCATTTTTTTTTCTTTTTAGTTAATGCTTTTGCAATACTCTCACAAAATCTATCAATAGCTGATAAGAATTTAATAATGTATTTATCAATCATCTCCAAGACCTTATACTCCAATAAGCTGGACTTAAATTCTTTTGGCCTCTTACCTTTTTAAGAACGCCACCCATACGAGCCATGAAGCTACGTTTTCTAGCTGGGATATGCTTCTTAATAGACATAGTCTTTGAGCCAAAATTTACTTTCTTAATTCTGCCTGTTGATTTGTCTTTTACAAATACTTTAAACTTCTTAACATCTCCTCTAGAGATTTTATTCAACTTAACTGTTCTACCTTGATACTTTGCCATGTGGCATAAATATCACAAAATAATTTGAATTTGAAGTTTTATCTTTTGAAATGTCTTTTTCGCCAATCATGGCAAACATAACTATCTTTAACACCTTTACTTCCCCATCTACCACAAAATGAATGTTTATTACTGTAAAGCCCACAATCTCCACAGCTTTTACCATGTAGTGCTTTAGTGAAAGATTGAGGTAAAGAGTAATCTATTATTTCTCCATTAGGATAAAAGTTTGATCTTTTATTGTCCACTCTCCACCAACTTTCTTAAATCTTTTGCTATTGTTAATGCTTTGTTTAGTTTTCTTAAAGCAATATCTCTTTGAGTTTTAACTAACTCTAATTCTTCTTTGATCTTTTCTTTTTCTAATCTTAATTTAAGATTAACATTTTCCCCTATCTTATTTTCCTTGTCCACGATATTTAGCCTTTTGTTGTCTGCGTTTGTTTTTGTTCATTGTTGAAGTTATTGGTCGTCTGCCAATAGATGTACCTTTTTCAGTTTTAGTGTATAGGACAACTGCCCCAAATACGTTACCCTTTTTCTGTGACATTCTTGGCTTCTATGATTAATGGTAATGGCTCATTGTAAGTTGTTTGTTCAATTTTATCTCGTTGGTCTAAATGCTGTTTCCCTAACCATATCTGCATAACAACATTACCACCTAATGCTTTCTCGAATTGCGCTCGTCTTAAACTTATTTTGCCCATCTGTCTGCCCTTTTTTATAAGGTGGACATATCTACGCTGTAATGTCTTTGTCGAAACTCCTGAAAACTCTGCAATCTCGTCAAAAGTACAATGTAATTGGGCTAATTTCTTTATAGCCTCTGGGTCTATTTTTTTTAGTGGTCTTGCCATTATGTCCTTTTTACTTCCTTACACAATATACAATAGAATCTATAAATCCACCCCAAAAACCTACTTTACCTTGATGCTTTTGATTGTAGTAACTTTTTTGAATATCCACGTGAAAATGTTTTGAAAGTATATCAGCACGTCTGAAAAAGTTTTCCATGTTTCTATCTTTAGTAAATGAATATTCGAATACAAGTTTATTAATATTGGCAAAATTGTGTTCAAAGTCGAATATCTCTAGTTCAGACCCCTCAATATCTAATTTAATTGCATTTATATCTGTATATGTAGATAATATTTCGTCAATTTTCTTACACTCTATTTCTACTGTTGGTAGTTTCTTTTTATAGTGTGTCATTAGAGAATGTCGCCAAGTGTTAGGTGCGATAGTAAATTGATGTGTACCACCATTTTGATTAATAGCATACTTAAAGCACTCTATTTGTGTGTTGTAAGTTGAATTAATTAATGAGGCGTTTTTAGATAAAATTTGAAAGTTTTCTTCTTCAGGCTCATAACAATAAACCTTTTTACCTTTATTCTGGGCTACATATAAACCAAAGATACCAATATGTGCACCCCCATCAAGCCATACATCATCTTCACTTATACCAAAATTAATTTTCTTTTTTCTATAAGCCTGTTTATCTAGTATTTCTTTCATGACGTTTTCGTCAGTTGTGTTTTTTCTGTATATAAATTTATCGAGCATGTTTAATCCTATTTAGTTCTTCCTCTGCTGTTCCACAATCAATCATTTTTTCTCTATAGTAACAAATAACTGATATTCGTTCATAAGGTTGTTTTGATTTAATTTCAGTATTACCATGTAATTCGTGAACGTCAAACAATGCGACATCGCAAGTTCTAACATCAACAGCTACTCCATATTTAGGAATGACGGTATAACCACCCTCATAATTTCCTGTTTGTAATACTGCTAAATTTCCGAAACCCTCTTTTAGATCGCCTTTATCATAATGTGAAGCTGTACGGAAATTCTTATTTACTGTTATAGTTGTAAATACTGTGTCGTGTATTCTAAAATCTTTACTTGTTTTATCCCATTGTGCCTTTTGATTTGCCCATCTTTCTGGTAACGCTTCCTCAAATACTTTAGAAATACTTTGTATATAAGGTAAAGCGTTTTTATAAATATCAAAATTTTTTTCGGTAAAAGCTGTTTGTCTACAATAAGGTATTCTAGGGTATCTATCAGCATAACCAATAATGCTAGAATCTACGTTTTTTGATTTAGGAGAGTTAGACAAAGTTCCATCTCTTTTTAAAGGTACAAATCTATTACCACTCAATACTTTACCAACTACTGAACCATCTACAACATCTCCAACTTTAAAATTATGATTACCACCAGCTTTACCACGATTGCTAGTCTTTCCTATTGCTTTTTTAAGTACAGGATAAGCAAGTTTTATGTGATTGCTAGGAATACAGTTTTTTTTGAATACTACTAAAGGCTCATTCTTTTCATTATAAACGATTGTGTCGTCATTAACTAAATGGTCTATGTGGCTTTCATCTAAAAATGTACCCTCTAGTTTTTTAATTTCTTCTTCAGATAGTTTGGGTTTGACGTGGATAGTTTTCATCTAGCTGTTTCGTCTTTGTAATTTTTAAATTCTCTTTCTACGATTGCAAATACTGTATCTGTTATATTGTCTTTATTGTATTCAGTTTCTAGTTCTTTGACCATAGCCCTGAATTTTTTTTCTGTTTCATCGTTAAAAAATAGTTGTACCATCTTTACTGTTGATATAGGTGCAGTTATTTCTTCAGTATTAATATCTGCTATAATATCATTAGTAGGCTCAAAGATTGGCGATGTATCTGTAAATTTTTCTATTTCATCAAAAGTCAGGCCTGTAAGATCAAGGTTAAAATCTTTATCTCTTAATATATTAATTTCGTTCTTTAAAAGTTCTTTTTCCCATTTTGAACCCTCTCCACTACGATTATCCATGATACGGTAGGCCATAGCTTCATTTTGATTAAAATCTTTTTTAACTATATATGCCTTACTTCTGCCTAATTGTTTTAAGGCTTTCCATCTAGTATGGCCAACTACAATTACGTTTTCATTATCTACTACAATAGGTTGATTGTTGCCAAATTCTTTAATTGAATCTGCTACTTTTTTTACAGATTCTATTGGTATCTCTCTAGGATTGTTTTTATATGGAACAATTAGATTAATATCTATTTCTTCTAATTTCATATTTGTATTTTATTCATTGAAACTATTACACCGATAGGAAAAACATTACAATCTGAAAATTCTTCTTCTTTGTTATCATATGTACTAAACGTATGTATAAACTTTTTACTCTTTTTGAAGATAAATGCAAATGTTGTTTTAGACGCTGGTTGCATATTAGCTAAACCATCATAACTCCTATGCCCAGCATCTCCAAAAATATCGACCCATTCGATTTTATATAAATAGTATTTCTGTTTATTAACTATAATGCTATTTGTTTTTTTCATTGAACTAATTGAATTTGATGTTTTTCATCGAATATATCCATCTTATATTTTTTACCATCTTTTTCAAATAATTCAAAGTTTCCATCTTGACCA